GATTTAAATGGCAGGCAATAGCCTTCCAATTAGATATAGACATAACATTCGCAGAATGTCTCAAGACGGAAATCTGGCAAATTTCTGCAAGGGAATAGGTGAAACCGGTGCCAAATGAATGCTTTCCAACTCCGATCCCCGGCAAAAGAACCCTGAGAACACCTTCTTCGACGACCTCTATGCCGGTTTCCATATCCAGCGAATCAGCATCTTCCGTTCCATCTGTTCCATAGCCGAGAAAAGAGAAGCGGTCAATGAATTGCTGATCAGAAATTATTAAGAATAAATATCCGGTGGTAGCCGGGTAGCAATAAAAAGAGAGCCAAATTCCCTCCAGCAGGGATTTGACTCTCTTTTTTATTGCCTGCCTTTCATGCATCAGACAAGGACCAGTATTTTATAATTTTCAACCGGACTGTTTCTTTGCAGGCTTTTCAATCAGCTTCGGGGCTGTTTCGTGCTGATGATCCGTCTTGTTCTCCTGCGCCATCTTCCTGCCCAACAGGTAATCGTTCAAATCGTTATACTCCCGGTAGCAGTCGGACTTGTCCCTGACCGGGCATCCGGCTTGCGCCATCTGCTGAAAAGCCTGCCTTCCGGCGGAATCGTTATCCAGTAGGCAGAGGGCACTCTTATACTCTTTCAAGACAGGGATAGCCTTGCCTACATTGCTGACCGAATTTAAAACGATATAGTCCGGACCGTTTCCTTTAGGCTGTCCGTTACCGGGATGCGTAGCCTTGAGCGTGAGGTATGAGAGATAATCCATAAAGCCTTCAACCACTATGCAACGGTCGCTGCCATTTTTGATATGGGTAATCTCTTTGGGCGATATGCTGCCTTTTAGGTATTTGTTACGGATCTCGTACCCGCCGCTCCGGTTGGCAAAGCCTACGGCAAAATACCATTTTCCCTTGTTCTGAAAATGCACTTCCTTGCATGCTTCCCTTGCGATTTCAGGCAAGATGCCTCTTTCTTTGAGATATCCCAGCAAGACCGGGTTCGTCAGCGGATCAATGCGTACCTGCCGGTAGCCGGTAGCCTGCGGTTCCGCCTGCCGGGGAGAGGCTGCTACCGGACGGAAAGCAGCCGGAAAATGTCCCTCTATCGTTTTAAGCGCATAAGAGATATCCTTCGTCTTTTGAAGCTCCATCGCCAGGGTGATGATGTCCCCTCCCTGTCCGATGCCGAAATCGTATCATAGGTTGCGGGATGCGCTCACCTTGAAAGAAGGTGTCTTCTCCTCACGGAAAGGGGAACAATACCAGATATTGTCCCCTTGTTGTTTTACCGGGTTGAACCCCATACGCCGGAGATAATCCTCCAACTGAATGCTCTTGGCTTCTTCAATGTTCATTGTGTAACGGATTAAATTAATGACTCTTTTTAGAACGGGAATCCTTTAGTATCACCCACTGCAACGGATTCTGCGGCTTCCCGTTTTTTCTCAGTTCAAAATGCAGATGGTTGCCGGTCGCTATGCCGGTATGACCGACATTGCCGATATGCCGACCTATGCGTACATCGCTCCCTTTCCTCACATGCAATTTGCTCAAGTGTGCATACAACGTGGAAAAGCCGCCCGCGTGCCGGATTTCGATGTACCAGCCGTAACTGCTGCTATACCTGGCTTCAACGACTTTCCCGCTTCCTGAAGCATAGACCGGCGTGCCATAGGGTGCGGCAAGATCCACTCCGGCATGGAGTATCCTTTTCTTTTTCACCGGATGCATCCTTATACCGAAACCGGAAGAAACGGCATACCTCCTCCGACTTTCATTCAATGGATACAGAATAGGATAATCGGCCAGTACGGTAACCGGCAACCGGCTGTCTCATATGAAAGACTTTCACTGCCGGGCAGAGTGGATACGGTAGATGACAGCACTGAGTCCGGCTTTATATCCCTTTGACGGGGACTGTGCAAAAGCCGGACATGACAATAAGTGACAGAACATGACAATTAATGACAACTTCCTCATAATCAAACTATTTAATGACAAAGATAGTAATTTTACCCTCGTAAATGATTCATTAATCTTTAAAATTAACGTATATGAACGATGTGAATTTAGCTCCTGAAAACAAGGAAGCAACCCCGGAACACGGGTATTTGATGGCGTATGACAAGAAAGAGCAGAAAGCCAAAGGTGTAAAAGGAATCGCAGCGAACGGAGAGCTGGAAACGCTCGAAGCTAACGAGGCGAACAGGGACCAGTTTATCAAAGTGGACCAACGTGGAAACTTCTTCACCAACTTCGGGAAGAATTTTCTCTACCAGTACAATAATCCCGGTCGTTACTCCCTCTACAACATGCCGAAGGAAACGCTCGTAGAGCAGGCCAAAGAAAAGATCGAAGCGGCGCAGGAACCACAGAACGAAGCAGTCAGAAGGGAACTGGCTTCGACCAGGGTGTATAATAACCATCGCTTCAACGAGCGGGAAGTGAATTGGGAACAGGCCGCCAAATACGGCATTACCCCGGACGGACTGAAGAACGCAAAGGACAGCCTCGAAAGAATGTTGCAGGGAAAGACTTCCGCTATCGCTTTCCGTGTGGCAAAAAATTCCGAGCTGGGGCGTGAAAACGGGGATGCCAAACTCTCCCTGTTCCGCGACGAGAACGGAGCTGTCAAGTTCGACATCCACTACATCCGTCAGGCTCCCAAGATCGGGGAAGACTACAGGGGACATGTCCTGACGGAAGAAGACCTCAAGGCCCTGAACCAGACCGGCAATCTCGGCAAGGCGGTGGATGTAGTCATTGACTACCGTACCAAAGAAACCAAATCCTGCTACCTTTCCAAAGACCCGGTGACCAATGAATTGTTCCATATGCCCGTAGAGCAGGCACGCATTCCGCGTAAGGTGAAAGATTATACGCTTTCTCCGAAAGAATACGATGCTGCCGTGCGCGGTGAGGAAGTACCGATCCGTTTCAAGTCTGATAATGGAAAATTTTATGCCACCTCCATCCAGATGAGTGCCGCCGAGCGAGGGGTGGAATTCCTCTGGGAAAGAAGCACCAAGAAGTTGGAAGAGGCACAGAAACAAGGTCAGGAACAAGACGGAAGCCAGCAGCAGCCCCATGCACCGGTACAAGTAGCCGGAAAACCCCGGAAAAAAGAGGAAGCCTCACAGCAAGCGGAAAAGAAACCGCGTACCCGTAAACCGTCCATCACACCTAAAATGTAAGAAAAATGGCAACCTATATTTCTGATGATCCCAAACTATTGGACGAGCTTTTCAGGAAAGACGGTGAAGGCCAGCTCCTTGTCGGTTATGAAACCGGCAAGGAGAAACCCCATGCAGAATCCTCCTATATGCTTTATCCTGCCAATCCCGACAGGCAAGACCCTGTCTATACGTTTATGGCCTTGTTCAGCCAACAATCGATAAAAGCCAAATACTCCGCCTTCGTACCGAATACCCGTCTGGAAATCTATTCATTCCCGAAGATGACGGATGTACCGGCTATCTCCGGAGATATTTCCAAAAAGGAATATATCAATCAGGTATTACTACCCTATATCCGGGAAAAGGGACTGGCTCCTCTAATAAGTACCAATCTGAGAAATGTCCTGTTTGCGCAGTCACGCAGCGATATCCTCATGATATCGGGAGAACTTCCGAAACTGACCACACAGCAGTTGGACGAGCTGGTCCATTTTCATCAGAAGCAGGATGAGCTGGCTGCCAGGTATGATTATAATCCGGTTTACAAATTACCGCTGCATGCTGTGGAAACGTCCAAAGGAATCTTGTTTTTCAGTGATACCAAAATGGGACGGGAGGGATTGAAGAGCTTTTACCAACAGTTATCCGGCAATTATTTCTGGGTTCATGGCGAACCCGGTCCTGTCAGGCAATACAACGTCAACTGCCTGTCCGACGATATCTGTCCTTTGGTGGATGCCTGCTACCGGAAGAATCCCCAAAGCGGAAAAGGGGAATATGATTTTGATAATGCTGTATTCTCAAAAGAGGCTTTCCGTGACAGGAAACAGTGGAAACTGGCGTTTGAAACGGACATGGAGCCGAGCGCTTCTGAATTTCTCCGCCTGAATGAATTTGCCGGATGTCCTGCGAGCCGTAACAATGCGGATATCAGCAAACTGTTGTATCTGATGGAGAACGGATTCAAGCGGGATATAATAAATGATCCCGATTTCGGATACCGGAATGTCTTTCAGGAGTATGTCACCCGGATAGACGACTGTATCAACGGACAGTCCTCGGGGCCAGATTTGTCAGATGTGCTGGATGACATGCGTTGGAAAGCGAAGAATATCCTTCTGACGGATTTCGATGTCCGTGGACACCGTACATTGGAAAGGACACTGAATGACAGGAGCGTCCCGTTTCTCATCAATGGAACCGATGCCGGCGAAGCCATGAGGCAAGCCTTGCTGGAAGGAAAGTGGATCTACTGTCCCCAAATATCCAAGTCAATGCCAGATTTACATTTCCTCCATGCCGAAAAGACATGCAACCGGGTAATGGCATATACCAAATCTCCCGTAAACAAGACCGTGTATCAGGAGAAAAACGGCAAAATCATTCCATATGTACCGGCTTTGAAAAAGGTATCGAAAACGAAAAGGAACAATTCCCTCAAAATGTAATGATATGAAGCAACCTGAACAATCCTATACAGCCATAGAGACAGCCCATGGCTTTGTGTTCTTTACTGATACGACGGAAGGACAGAAAAACAGGCAGGACTTTCTGCAATTTATGGCAGACCATTACTTCGATCCCCATTTCAATCTTGGTCCGGTAAATGTTTACCGGGCAGAAGGAGTCCTAAAGGATGGATCCTATGTCAATCCGGGTGAAGGCCTGTACCCGGAATATGCTTACCTGCAGATGGATAAGACACCGGAAATGGAGCTGGTCTACCGGAATGAGATGAAGCCGACCTGGGAGGATTTCGGTAGTTTCTGCCACAATATGCATTGTACCAGCAGCCATCGCAACCGTAATATCGCTGATATTTTGGAGGAAATAGAAAGCAAGGACCGTAAATTACTGGAGCTTTCCAAACAAGGTACAGCATCGGATATCCGGCAGCAGATAGAAGAAACCGGCCAGGATAAAGCCTTGCTGGACAAACTCCTCAAGCAGTATTACGATGTGCGTGGACACCGGACTGTTGGGAACATCCTCCGCGACCCGATGGAATGTGTCACCGTAGACGGTGTCCGGCTCTTTACCCCTCACCGGCAAGTATTGGCGGCAGGGCACGGACTCTTCCTGCCGGGAGAGGCAAAAAGCAACCCGTCCCATGCCTATGCATGGATAAACGGGGATTTCACCCGGATCGTATTTTCTAAGGATCCTCCTGCGAACAAACAGGTGTTCAAAGTGAAAACAGTCATCGAAAAGGCTTTGAATAAAAAGCAGGACGTGAAAAAGAAAAGAAATACCCACCCTAAATTGTAGAAATATGGACAAGAGAAACCAAATGGAAAATCCTTTTTTCGATCCCGACAAGCCGGGAAGTATTTTTGTCGGTATGGACCGTTACCATCAGTACTCTCCCCACCAGCCCCGAAATGCCCTCACATTCATTCAGAAAGGAGATGCGGACAGCCTGTTCCGCAAATTCCTGATTGACAATATCAAGGAAGCGGAGTGCTGCCCCTATATTCCGGATACGGAACTGCTCCGGTTTGACCTGGCGAACATGAGGCAGGTTCCACCGGTAGATACCCATACCCCTTTCGAGGAATATATCAGCAAGGAACTGCTGCCGTATTTTCAAGAACACTGCATTCCCCCTGCCAAACGCATTTCCCTGCGTGATGCGGTCTATACCTATAAATACAAGAATGAACCGGACGGCGGCATATTGAAGAAGTATCTCATGCAGGAACCCGCATACTTGGAGTTTCGATTACAGCAACAGGAAAAAAGGACATTGTACCGGTGCCAGCCGCGGTACACATTCCCCTTAAAAGTGGTGGAGAATGACTTCGGATACCTTATCTTTTCCGGTAACGAGATCGGCAGGAACGGATTCAGGGAGTGCATCCGGTACATCACGGACCATTACTTCGACCCGCACTACGATACCGGCCATCTGGCCGTCTACGACAGTACGTTCATGGACAAGAACCTGGTTCCTCTCATAGATGCCGCTTACAAGCCGTGCAAACCGATGGAACTGGATTATTCCTTCGATTTTTATCCGGCATCCTATATCGGTCTTGACGAACTGCCCAAAGAATTCATCGACAGTTTAAAACCGGTATGCTACCATTCGATGGAAGCGACAGCCGGGGATTTTATAAAATTCGCCACCGACTGGCATTTCAATAAGGATACGCAGGTTTCCATCAGCCGGGAGAACCATGACATTTACCGGCTGCTGACCGTCATGCGTAACGGTTATATGAATATTCATGAACAACCGTTTACCTATTTCAATGAACTGCTGCCGTATGCCAAGGAATTTGAAAAAGTCACGCAGGTTAAATCTGCCGGCGAATTCGATACGGGAAAGTTCAAGCGGTTGTCTACGGAAATCCGGAAGGCTGCCGATGGAATTTTGAAAAGGGATTTCGATGTGAGAGGGCACCGTTCCCTTGAGAATATGTTGAATGACTCCACCGTTACCTTCACCGTCGGAAGCCGAAAACTGAATGAAGTTCAAAAGACGGCACTGGCTTCGGGATACGCACTGTATCTCCCGGAAAACAACAAGGAGGCGACAAGGCATCTCCTTTTTTGCAAGGCCGACTTTGAGCAGGGCAGAATTGAGGGTTCCTCCAAGCCCTTCGGCGTCAGGACATACGTGATAAAGGACGGACTGCTCTGTCCGCTGCCGGAAGAGAAGAATACCGTTAAAAAGACTGAGAATAAGAACAGACATAACAATAACCGTTTAAAATAAAGCGATATGATACCTAAAAGTCAGATGTACCTCGGAGCGCGGATTGTAGAGAACGATCCGGAAGAGGAAACTCCCGTTGTTCCCTATAAAGGAACAGTAACAGCCATTGAAGAAACCGGAAAAGGGGAACTGGATTACTTTGTCTATATCCGGCTGGATGATGAGTCCATGAAACAAAAAAGAATCTCCCTTTGCTGCCCGGACAAGATCATGACCTGTTTTCCATGGACTATAGACCTGGAAGAAAAACAGAAAATGGAGCAGAAAATGAAGAATAAAAAAGTTCCCGACCCGTCGAAACGGCATAGACTATCTTAATCAACCATTCATCTAAACCATAAAATAATATGAGTACATACATTGGTTTCAATTTGAACAGCAACAGGCAGATTGAACATTTCCAGACCATAGAGAATCGTTATGGCATCAATTCAGATGGCGGCAAATTTCTTTTCGGGCAGGCAGAACTGGCCTTGAAAGGCTCCTACATTCCTAAGGAAGAAGTCTATTTAATACCATATCAGGGTGCTGTACAACCGGGGAACATTGAAAGGTTCATCAAGGACATGACCCATAACGGAGGACTGTCTTGTGCAACTCATTTCCCATTGCGGGATATCGCCTTCGTTTACGAGAATACATCTCCTTATGGCATCCATAATGTGGATAGCATCCAGAGAATGCTTCAAAAGGCCAAAGACAATCCCCTGCTGAAAAAACAACTGAACGCTTACCGCGCATTCCATCAAGAAAAGGAAAAAGATATCTACAACAGGGTGATTACTGCAATAAATACGAACCAGGGAGTCCTGATGTTCAATGATACCGGCAGGGGGATACAGTGTGCGCAGAAATACCTGCAGCATATTGGCGATAATTTCTTCTCGCCGGTTTACAGGGATGCGGATAAACTGCAAATATATTATTTCAGCACTTCCAATATCAATCTGATCAAAGAGGCGTCAAAGTGTTCGAACATGTTTGAACATGGCTTAAAAAAGATATACCTTCCCCAAAAGGCTCATTTCCTGGATTCAAATATGATAGCCAACTATACCCCGGCGGTAGAATGCAGCATGGCTCCCTCTTTGGAATGTTATAACCAACTGGCCGAAAAGTTGAATCTGGGCAAGAGCCAGAAGAATTATAACATAGGCGTACTCGACCGGATCTGCAAGACCGGGCAAATCGGGAATTTGGAAAAAGACAGCCGGTTCAACCATCAAAACAGCTTTGTCTCCCTGGATGAACGGATCAGGCTGTCTTATGTGGGGAAGCAGGATGGCACACTGCTGAAAAATGCACTTGAACGGACCATCAAGGATACGGCAAAGAGAATCCTACAGACGGACTATGCGGTACGGGGCTATGAACCGCCCAAACAGGAAAAGAAAAAGAGTAGAAGTATCACCATGTAACTATTTTAAATTTCAATCGTATGCAAAAGCAAGAGATTTCAAACATTATGATTTTCTTTGTTACCCAGGACTTGGAAGGGCAACCCCGACAACTGGAGATGCACCTGATGCCGGAGAAAGAAGTATCGATGATGAATCAACGATTCACCGAATACCTCCAGCGGCAAAGGGAAATGTACAAGCCGTCCCTTGTCCAAAGCCACTTGCCGGATCTTTATCTGTGCCGCTACCAGTTTCCGGCAGGAGTAAGCTACCCGGATATCCGGCTCTTTGACAAGGATAACAGCTTGGTACAAAAATTCATCACCCGGAACGGAGGAAGCATGCAGGGCAATGTCTCATTGCGCGGACTGGAATACCTGCATTCTCACGATGAAGAAAAAAGCCTGCCCATGCTGGTAGCCAGCGGACTTGCCGACCACCTGCTTGTACAGCCGGAAGCCAAACGGTTCGCGCTGGCACAGGATACTCTCCACGACGATCCGTCGGAAACCCTGACCGCCGTGGAAACCGCCAAAGGAGTGCTTCTGTTCGAATATTCCGGCTTTGGAAAGACATGCTGCCATGCCTATATGCAACATCTGGCCGACCGTTTCTTCATTACGGACGAAGAGAAACCGGAGTTTGTCAACCTGTACAAGCTGACCCGTCCGGACGCAGAAGTGGTAAAGGCATTCCAAGCATCTCCCAATGCCTTCTCCTTATATACAAACTCTTTTCTGCCGGAGAAAGCACAATATCTGGATGCGACTATCCTGCGGAATGCCCGGCTGGACAGGAGCCACCGCATAGAACCGACATTCGATGCCTATGACAAGTTTGCTTCCTCCTATAACGTGCTCCCCAGTATTGCCAATGCCCAGATACTCCGGTTACTATCCTTACAGGAAACCGCAGGAATCTATGGGATAGACTATACAACCAGAAGGATTCCGTTCATACACAAGAATTCTTTCAACTCCCAGTTCAATGCGCTGCAGAATATTCCGGCTGAAAATAAAGGCGGACAGGAGAAGGTCAAATCACAGATCCGGGATCAGGCGGCCTATATCCTGAAACGTGATTACGGGCTTATCCCGGACAGCCTGCAAAACAAAGAGATAGACCCCATCATTTCCCTCCAGACTCCCAAAGGAGCCGTCTACCTGCCCGCCACGGATGAAGGAGCCATCTATAAACAGTGTTACCTGCAATATCTGGCTGACCGTTTCTTCACTCCGGAAGTACAGGCTCTGGGACGAATCAGAGAATTCTATATTTCCTGCCCGAACCATAGCACGGAGCATTACATGCAGAAGCATCTGGACCTTTTCCGGTCCAATCCTTTCTACGGGCAGCTGGCGAAAATGCCATTGTATCCGATAGAGCAATCCGAGCTGTTGAAGAAAGGCGGCTATCCCATAGAGCCGACATACCATGCATTCAAACAGTTTACGGAAGATTACCGGCTTTCGGTAACGCCGGAGAATGCCGAGATATTCACCCTGCTCTTTATACGGGAATACGGATTACCGGCTGATTTCAATACTAATGAAAGCTATAAGGAGTTCACCCACAAAGGAAATTTTAAACCGCTGGATCAAGAAATGTCCGAACTGCAATCCAAAAAGGGATATAGTGAAAAGGCATTCTACAATATTCAAAACAGGCAGCAGCAACTCGCGGACAAGATACTTGGCCTGAGATACAGACTGACCTGTCCTCCGTTGCAACTGACCGGACCGGCGGCTTCGGAAAAGAGAAAGACGGCTTCCCGTCAGAACAAGTCACATAATCCCCGCATCTAAAACTGATTATCATGCCTGCATGGATGGAAAAAATAAAAGATACATTCACCGCTAAAGCGGATTTAAAGAGCCTGTTTATTGTGTTACAGCCGGATAATCAAGTCTCGACTGTCATGGTCGTGTCGTATGTTCCGACGGATAAGGACTCTTTTCAGGTATTTATGGATCTGACCGCCCGGATTGCTATGGATCAGAAAACCATACCGGATAACTTATTGCTGCATTTTGAGGGAATACCTGCTAAAGATATTCCTTTCACCAGCGAACTACCGGCGAAAGACAGTGAGAAAGCCCTCAGTTTCATCGCCTCTTACGGAGGCATCACTGAAAACAACTCCGTACCTTTACGGAAAGCGGCTTATTTGAGAGCATGCCAAAGGGAACTGACGGCAGAGAATATCCGGGATCTGGACTACTCACCAGCTTATAAGTGCTTTATTGCACACGAAGATGCGATGGAGAAGATTGCGGCAGGAAAGCAAGCCAAACAGTTCTACACCATAGCTGAAACGGAACAAGGTGTCCGCGTATTCAATGACGGACTTTCCGGGACTATAAAGTTTCGGGATTACCTGCAATCGACAGCGGACAATTTCTACTCAAGCTCTTTGCAGGATGTGGAGTCATTGAATATTTACCGGATAGAAACCGTCTCCCGCCGGATGCTGGAACTCTCCAACGGGAATCAGACCACCATGCCGCAGGCCGGGATGGAAATTCTGGCGAATTACAAGCCGTCCGTCACTTTCGACATGCATCCTACGGGAGAAAATCTCAACCGGTTTGTCACAGCCGGCGCATTGGAACTCTCTATCCGTAACCGGAACATTATGACACTTCAGGACATAGCAGCCAGAGGATACGCCCATTTACCGGCAGACGAATCGTTTGCCTATAAAAAGGATTTCTTGTTTGTGGAGAAAGGTATCCGTGAGATTACCCGGCAAAAGGAATTGTACCGGGATTATCCTTTCCGGCAGAAGATGGATGAATTACAAAATGCTGCCAGGTCATTGGCGCAAACACTGTTAAACAGGGATGGAGTCCGGAAGAACTATCATCGGGTAAGCCCGCCTGTTGTTGTTTCTAAGAAAGGAGAAGCTCAAACAGCCGAAAAACCGCAAGACAAGCCCGGACTGTCCTGTGGCAATGAAAAGAAAAAGGTCAAGACAAAAACCGCTTCCGTTAAAAAGCAGGCGAAGCCCAAATTATAATGCATATGGAACTGATAAATAATACATTCATTCCCGAAAAAGAGATACCACGTAGCCGCAGGGCTGCCGGAAGGAAAGCATTCCTGCAAACTTTCAGAAACCTGTTTACCAGCCGGAATCATTTCAGGAGATTCATGGATACTTACCGTTTCAACACGATCCGCTGGAGCGCGTCCAACCTCCACGAACCCTCATGGGGAAAACGGATCGGATTATTCTTTCGTACCAAAAATCCAATCGCTATCCTCCGGGATGATTACCGGAGCAATCGCAGTAATCTGTTGAATAAATGGGAAACGTCCAGCCTGAACCGTATCCAGATGGAACTGGTCCGAATGGGTAGTATGCCTATTCAGAATAAGGACAGACATACTTTCAAAGCTCTGAACAGCATTGAAAAGAAAATCAAACAACTGCAGGAATATGAAGGATGTCCCGATATGAGCCATGAAAAGCAGCTTCTGGCAACATACAAGTACATTCTTTCTTCTCCTTTTGACCGGAAGTTCGGAGGATTGCCACCCGATGAGATTTGTGGGATGCTTCAGCAGAACGGACTGTCTGAATCAAACCTTCCTTACCAAAATTACGAAGGAATCCTCCAGGGCCGTGAAACAGTCATGTACGAACTGGCAACCGGAAAGAACGGGGAGAAATACCTCCAACCGGCAGATCAGGTGAAACTGAATGCGGGAATGTCAGGAATCTCAATGGATTTAATCAGCCGTTTTCCGGCAAAGGAAATACCCCTGCCGAATCTGACGGAAAGCATACAAGTATCGGAAAAGAAAGAGAAGCTCTCCATTCCCAAAGAACCGAAGAAAAGGGTACGGAAAGAAAAATCAAAGGTCAAGAGTGTAAAAATTAAATAGTCATTCATATTAAAAAAGAAAGTAACATGAAAACAATTTGTATTTGTGAGAAGCCCTCGGTGGCACGCAGCATTGCCCGGGTCCTGGGCGTAACGGAGAAACAGGAAGGATACTTGAGTGGGAACGGATATGCCGTCACATGAACTTACGGCCATCTGTTGGCATTGGCCCTGCCTCAAGACTACGGCATTGTCCATGTGGAAAAGGAGATGCTGCCTATTATTCCCGACCCGTTCAAACTGGTTGTCCGTCAGATTAAAACCGAAGATGGATACAAGGCTGATCCGACGGCTCTGAAACAATTGGAAGTAATCCGTAAACTGTTGGGTCAGGCTGATCAAGTGATATCCTGTACTGATGCAGGGCGGGAAGGAGAGTTAATTATGAGATATGTGCTTGAATATCTGGGATATCATAAGGAAACCAAACGCTTGTGGATATCTTCCATGACAGAAAAATCGATACGGGAAGGATTTGATAGCCTCAAATCAAGTAAGGAGTTTGACAACCTGTACCGTGCCGCTAAAGCCAGGAGAGAATCAGATTGGGTCGTCGGTATGAATGCCAGCCTGTCTTTGAGCATGGCTGCAGGCAAGAGTAACTATTCTCTGGGAAGAGTACAGACACCGGCACTTGGCATGATTTGCCGTCGATATCTGGACAACAGGGATTTTATAGCCAAACCCTATTATCTGCTACAGCTACGGACAACGAAAGCAGGGAAAGAACTCGTCTTAACCTGTACCGGGAAATATGATACACCGGAAAAACTCGATGTGGACCGTAAAAAAGTGTATGAAGAGACGACAGCCAAAGTGGTGCAAGTGGAGAAGAAAGAGGTTCCAGAAGAAGCTCCGCTACTTTATGACCTGACCGCCCTGCAACGAAGTGCCAATACCAAACTCGGACTGACCGCAGAACAGACGCTGAACATTGCTCAAAAATTATATGAAGGAGGCTACATTTCGTATCCCCGTACCGGATGTAGCTATATCACAGAAGACATCTTCGAACAAGTCCCTTCCCTCATCGGCCTGCTTAAGCAACATCCCCGTTTCACATGGCATGCGGAAAACCTCTGTAACCAGCCTTTAAACCGGCACTGTGTGGACGATAGCAAGATGACGGACCATCATGCGTTAATCATTACGGAGAACTATCCCCAGAGGCTTTCCCTTGACGAGCAGAATATCTATTCCATGATCGCGGGACGCATGTTGGAGGCTTTCTCCGGCAAATGCCTGAAAGAAACGGTATCCGTACAAGCGGACTGTAACGGCGTTCTTTTCGGGATAAAAGGAAGCCAAATCAAAGTTCCGGGGTGGAGAGGCATCTATAACGAACCCAGTGAGAAAGAAGAAGGAAGTCTTCTGCCCGAATTTCAGGAAGACGAAATATTGCCCGTGCTCGGTATTGATACATTGGTCAAGAAAACCAAACCGCAGCCCATATTCACTGAGGCAAGCCTGCTTGCTGCGATGGAAGGTTGTGGCAGAACATTGGACGATGAAAAGGAAAAAGAGGCAATGGAGGATTCCGGCTTGGGTACACCGGCTACACGTGCCGGAATCATCGAACTGCTCATTGCCAGACACTACGTGGAAAGAAACGGACGGTCACTGATTCCCACTCCCAAAGGACTGGAAGTATATGATATTGTAAAAGAGAAGATGATCGCCAACGTGAGCATGACCGGAGGGTGGGAATGCGCCTTGCATGAAATCGAAACCGGCAAAGTTTCCACGGAAACATTTACTCAGAGCATCAATTCCTATACCCAACAAATCACCTCGGAACTGCTTGCCCTGAAACTTAACCATCCGGACTTGCCACATTGTAACTGCCCCAAATGCGGAGCAGAAACGATTATCGTCTTTAACAAGGTCGCCAAATGCAGCGATCCCAATTGTGGGTTCCTGTTATTTAGAACGTTCAACGGCAGGGAACTGACGGATAATCAGATGCTCCTGCTGCTATCGGGGAAACGTACCGGATATCTGAAGTTTACCAGCAAGAAAGGAAAGAAGTATGAGGCATCACTCGAGCTGGATGACAATTACAGGATTGAGATGACTTTCAAGGATAATAAACCTAAAAAATAAAGAAGCGACTTATGAAAAAAGAAATGGAAGAGATACCGGATGAACTGAATCCGGACTTAATGCTGAATACGATTGCTTCCGAACTGCTGATCAAGATAGCCAAAGGGGAGATTGATATCCAGAAGCTGGTCAGGAAACAACTCTCGGACAGGGGAATCGATGACCAACGGAACTGGATAGGACCGGACAAGGCAAGAAAATATTGGGAGAAATATAAGATGCCTGTCTAAACCAAGTCAGTCAGGATAAGAAGATAATTGCAGGTTATTCAATCCGTTTGTAGGCCAGCCTGCAAATACCGGATCTGAAACATTTGTTCCCGGTCATTTCCCATGAGGAAGGACCGGGAATTTCTGTAAACAGACGTATGCCGTCCCCTTGGATATACGGTGCGACAAAAAGGATGATTTCATCCACCAACCAGTATCTGAACATGCTGCTTATAACGGAAATTGTATCCGGAGCCGCTTCTATGAAATAAATACCTTCATTTTTCTTTTTCCATTGTGTCAATGAGATGAAAGATACATCCGGCCCGAGAGTCTGTGTAGCACGTTCCCGTATTTTGGTGAGGCCATATTTGTTCGGATTATCCCACAAAGGGGAAGAAACAGTCCTGTCGAAGAGGTATCCGTCAAGAGTAGTGATTGCAAGTAATTGGAGTTTTGCCATAAGTATAATATTTAACCTATAAATATTATTCGGCAGAAGTATTTGAGAAAGCGTGGCCTTACCCAACTCCAAGACGGAGGTTCTGGTAAACCTATGAATAGTAGCTGTGTAAGCCACGCTATGACAAAGCATAGCATAAGCAATACACAAAAAGCCTCTATTCATTGAAATTTATCAGATTTATATAGCATAGATTGAAAGAGAAAACAAAAACCAATTAAGTGAAAATAAATATACTGTATAATAAGTAATTATACTGTATCTGTATCTTCTCTTGTTTTACTTGTTTATTGTTGCTTGGCTCTTTTTCGGTACATTTTTGTTTCTTATTTGTTTCTTATCTTGGGTTATTCTTTCTATCTTTGTGGCAGAAATAACGAGTAAAAGAGGAGGAATTATGCCACGAGTAAAGAAGCCCACGAAAGTAAAAGAGCCGATTCGTCTTCGGATGAAAGAGTTGGCCAATGGAAACAAAAGTCTGTATTTGGATATCTATCGGGACGGTAAACGGACGTATGAGTATCTGAAGATGTATCTTATCCCCGAAACGGATAACAATGCCCGTGTGCGGAACCAAACGACTATGGCCGCAGCCAATGCCATCAAATCGAAACGGATCATTCAACTTGCTAACGGTGAAGCGGGTATCGAAACCCGTGAAAAGGTTTTTCTTCTGGACTGGATGGAGACCTACAAAGAGAATCAGGCGAAGCGAGGAAAGAAAGATGGAAACCAAATCCAAGTTACCATCCGCATCTTGAAAGAGTATGCCGGAGAACGGGTAACGATGGATCAAATTGACAAAACATTTTGCCAAGAGTATATCGACTATCTGCTGACTGAATATCGGCCAAAAGGTAAGCAAGTATCAAATTTTACGCTACATACCTATTACCGCATTCTGAACGGAGCATTGAACGCTGCTGTGCGAGCGGAAATTATAAAAGTCAATCCGTTTACTAAAATCAACAATTCGGATAAAATCCGTCTACCGGAGAGCAAGCGGTCGTATATGACCATAGAAGAGGTGCGGGCATTGATTGCTACTCCGATGAAAAACGAGGCGGTAAAACAGGCTTATTTGTTCTCCTGTTTCTGCGGACTGCGGATAAGCGATATCATCAGTTTAAAGTGGAAAGATGTCTTTGTTGATAGGGGACAATATCGTTTGGCTGTATCTATGCAAAAGACCAAAGAGCCGATTTATCTGCCGCTTTCCCCCGAAGCCTTGAAGTGGATGCCGGAGCGAGGGGAAAAGACGGCAGACGAACACGTATTCGATTTGCCGAGTCCAACGATGATAAACACGCTTCTCAAACCTTGGGCGAAAACGGCTGGAATAGATAAGCGATTCTCATTTCACACGAGCCGCCACACGTTTGCCACGATGATGCTGACGCTCGGTGCAGACCTCTACACCACTTCGAAATTACTCGGCCATGCCGATGTAAAGATGACGCAAGTCTACGCCAAAATCATCAATCAGAAAAAAGATGATGCGGTCAATCTGGTGAACGGACTATTCGACTAAAGCAGCCACCGAATTTTAGGGTTTCCCGACGTTCTTTGCTGGTGCAGTTTATTTCCGCGCGGGCATATATAATTCTGTTTAGTTTAGTATTTCTCTATATATAGGGCAAGAAAACTAAAGTAAACCGTTTCATGCAAACAACTGAAAAGAAATGCGGTTGAACTTTGATGACCGAAATCGTACTCTAAAACAGGATTCTTACACTCGAATGCCGGTAGCATTATCGACAAGGAAAAGGTCGTAATTCGACCGCTGAGAAATGAACAGATTATGTCGGAGAAGCAAATCCGTTCTTAACCCGCGAGAAACAATTATTGGTAACAATTTTTTCAGCTCCCTTTTGTCGGTCAAAACCTATTCGGGAATTGAGGTCTAAAATCTTCCGACCGGGAAAAGGCTGTTTATCCATTTGACTGCCATTCTATAATCCGTCATATATCGGATAATCCCACCGCCTCTGCTTGCAGATTGTATGGCAGCCTACTCGACGCCGTAAGGCGGTTGGGGTATTAGGCTCCCCCGAAAGCTTTTTCGTGGCATACGGACAAACCCAAATTAAAAGGGCTGTGGCAAACGTCCAATGCAAGAAACAGCTCCAACCGCCGAAAGCTATCCGATAAAAATGTCACAAAAGGATATCGCTATGAAGATGGAAAGGTCCATAATGGAAGCAATTATCAAGACTATTGCATTTTCTTTATTTCGTTATATAGAGCCAGCCCTTTTGCCGTAAGCAGATATTTTTGTCTCGGGTGATTGGGCTTGTCGGGATATAGCACCTTGAGAAAACCGGCTTCGGAAGCGGGGCTTATATAATTCTCCAAAAATGTCGGACGATGTTTTAGACCGACTTTCTCCATCAATACTTTTAACGATAATTGTTCGTTTGACATAGCTAATAACAAAGTGCGAACTTGTTCGGTTACTTGTACGGCAGGTTGTTCGGTACTTGTACGGTCAATTTGCAGGACTTGTTTGGCAGTTAGCTCTTCCGGAGCATTAACCACCATATACCTATTCCGCAACTCATTGTTTTCCCCCAATAACAGATTGCGAAAGAACCACTCCAAATATTCGGAATTACGCATGATGCCTTTTTGCACGTTTTGGTAGTTGGCACGTACCAGCGCATTACGGAAATACCACGAATGATTGGCGAACAGGTCGTTTGTTACGTCAAAGCCCATAGAACGTAGATAGAGAATCGTGAACACGGCAGTTGTTCTGGTATTTCCCTCGCCGAATGGATGGATTTGCCATAATCCCGATACGAATTTGGCGATGTGTTTCACAAGCCCGTTTTGATCTACTTTAGAATAGTCGAACTGGCGTTCTTGTTCCAAGTCGTATTCAATCGCTTTGCGAAGGTCGGGTGCGGAAACATACAGCACCGTATCACCACGTAGCACCCATTCCTTTTTGGTAATGTTGTAATCGCGGATTTGCCCCGCAAATTTGAAAACTCCGTCAAAAATCCGACGATGAATTGATGTCAGTCCGACAAGTGTAAAAGCAAAAGTTTTCTCGGTAAGAAGTCGACGGATGTTGGTTGATGCCATATCCGCTTCGTGGATTTCTGCATCTTCGGGCGTATGTGCTATTTTCGATTGATAATAGCTACGAATAAGTTGTTCGGCTTCGTCGATTGTAATCTCGCCCTCAATATCTTTACGTGCGGTCTCAATCAAGTAGTCGGAAGGCTTCAAGCCATCGACGGCCTGCAACCCTATTGCGGTCTGCCATGCGTAACCTTTCTCCCGCTTCTGTGGCTCGCCTTGGCGTATGTATTCGTTGAAGTCCATCATACATGTATATTATTTACTGCTCAGTTGTATCAAACATTTTTGCAAGTGAATGATATTCTGCTTTTTCGAATAAATTTATTTCACCATTCGTTCCCATCCGAATAATATCGTTACAAGTTTTTAATCGTGCTAACATTGGCATGATAATACTTTTGCCATGATTGACAAAGTCATACAATTCTTTTTCTGTTGATGGTATTTTATATCCACCAGAACTACTTGATATTATTACTTCATCATCCCGAAGTTTTGCTATGATTTTATTCCGAAAAGTCTGAAGTGATAATCTATCATATCCTAAGTACACTAATTGAGTAATAAGTTCTTGTGTGGGAATATATTTCCTTGGCGATTTGTTCATAAATCTAAACAGAAGATAATTCAATACTGCTATTTGCTGTTTAACTTCGTCATCGTCTGTATTATTATGTGTTTCTATAAAATGTTTAGCTTTCCTATAACAGATATCAGCAATTTGCGGATTATACTCAGGATTCAAGTCATTTTGAGAAACATTGAATGTATCAAAAGTTTCAGGAAACTCTTTTATTCTTAATATCTTATCCCCTAATACGGATTTGTAATTATAGCCATCAGATTCTGATATTTTCCTTATATCATAATTATATGCAAGGGAACCACATACAATATCAGCAACTTGTATAATAATACTATGTTTACTATTCTCGAACCTAAACAAGCTATTGTCGAATAAATCAAGAGGGATCTCCTTCGACCTAACATATGTTGCAAAAGATTGAAGGTAATCATTACCTCCAACTTCATCTGCAGTAATCGTTAAGTTATTATACGAAATTCTCAATTCTTGATGCACGATGTTATTCAAGAATTTATAAAATGATTGTTTATATCTGAGCCCAGAATTTTCATATATTTTTCGTTTATCACATACAAATGCAAATACATGAAAAGGAAGTTGTTTTAGCTCGGTCAAAATAGAAACACGTCTTTTATGATTCCTTCCAATTTTACTGGATTTTATTTCTCCTTGTTGGAAATATTTTTTCCGAATATTCTCAACACGTTCTGATACAAACGAAAGATTACTCTCGTCTACGATAACTGCTCCAATCAAGAAATGGGTAGTACATCCCGGATTTTCAAAATCATACCCGAAGGCTCCGAATTCATCAATGAAAGCATATTTCTTGTTACTCATATCCGAATTATTTATTCACAATTTCTTTAGCCATTCCGATTTTTCGATCGGCAAAGAGAACCACATCTTTTATAACTATTTTCTGTACGGCAGAAATAAATGTTGCCATACACTCGTAATCGGGCTGTCCGCCACGAGATGGCAACTGAATATTCAACGCATCTGCATCTTTTGCATAGAAATTCTTGGAATAATCGAATTGCCCGCTGTGTGACGATTTGTGGATTGCCGATGTGACGAAAATCGAAGCCAATTTGGGTAAAGTTTCTGTATGTACGACTGCAACATGATCATCTCCGCCATATTTGTAATTCCTATATTTCGCAGAACCAAACATATCTATCGTAGTAGTATTCTCAGAGAAAATAGCCACATCATTGCCGATAAAATCAGATATGCCTTCGTCAGCTTCACCGGCCGTTACAAAAGGCAACTCTCCCGGGATTCGGTCTGCACTCTTCAGGCGTTTACCTCGTGTCGATTTACCGAATAAGTCTTCAAGATTAAATGTGTTCCACTCCCAATCTTCATAGCTATCAAGAACACTATGCTCTTCCTCTGTCAGAATATAATCTTTAAGTCCCGTAACAGTTAAATGGGCTTCCAGCTCCTTTATACGCTCCGCTTCCAGCTCCGCTATAAAGGAGCTGATGAAATCAAAATCTATCGTTCCATCTTTTACGGGTAATGAAATTATTTGTTTTTCGATAATGTCTACACTAAAACTGGATCTTCCCCACGAGAAAGATTCAAAGGACTTGGCCATAGTTGTCAGGAAGAATTGAGCATTGCTCTTATCGAATTCTCTGAATTTGGCTTTTAATATTTTGATTTTATCCCCCGTAAAATAAGGGTGCTCTTGGTAGAACATCGTTGCCGTGTCTTGGCCAAACGAGATGGTATTACCTTCGTTAAGATATATTTCATCTTCGTCTATATATCCTTTTTGCCCATTGTTATTGCTCATCCGTACTACATACGGATATTTCCCGTCCTCTAATACAATTACTTTATTTGCATCAAATCTTTTTGTATAAGAGTTGACCTCGAATAAATCCCCCAATCTGTATTCGCCCCACTTAACCTCGGATAGTTTCTTGTTAAGCGGGGCATCTATTTTCCCAGGCCGCCCTCCTCGACTTTTTGGCGTTTCAAAAGATTGGACACTTCCCATGCAAGATAATCAGCAACCGTCTTTTTGAAATCCTGCAAGGTAGGTTTGGTATCGATCGGAGCCGATTGATTCCAGTCGGCTCCATTATTGGGGTCGATAGTACCTTCGTAATAATCTGTATCTGCGAGATACTTCAGTTTCTTTTTACCGAAACGCACCAAGTTTACGACTTCCTCATAGCGTTCTTTGGCATGGTCGGTGTCACGCAGATTACAACTGGCCTTTTTACGATTGGTGCGCGTATAGCCATCATACGAAAAGTCTATAAACTTCACTATATCATCTTTTGTATGAGCTTCTCCAACCCTGAATACATAGACATTCGTCTGTACACTCGATTTGCCGATAAACAAGTCGATGGGCATCTTGATGCTCGCAAGAAGTGTATTCTTTTCTAATATTCTTTTGTTGTACTCTTTCGCTTTGCCAGAACCTGCCGAACTTTGAATAATAATAGCCGCATAACCTTTGTTCATCATTCCAAGGGCCTTTTCAACGAAATTCATTCCGTTGCCATTCGCTGAATACGGAGGATTCAAGACAAAAGCATCGGCCGGAAATTTTGCATTAACCGCACCAAAACCATAATTACCATCGAAATCCTTTAACGAGTCCTTATTTAAGATATTCGAACTACCATCCCCCATCAGAATCATGTTGAGAACAGCCAGCATATAGATACTCGGAAGCAATTCCAATCCAAGTAGCTGATTGGCCTTGATTCCCGCTTCTTTCGCTGCAAGTTCTTCTGGAGAGTGTATGCTATTTTTTGCATCAACTAACATTTCGTTCATTGCCGCAACCAATAAACCCGCAGAACCTGTGGCAAAATCCCAGACATAGGAATCTTTGGTAACCCGAGCCAATCTCACCAACAATGTTGCAACATAAGATGGGGTTAAGACAACATCGTTCAATTTATCTTGTGTAAAACCGAGCCAACTGTACATTTCATTGAAGAGCTTTCCTGTGAAATCGGTGGTCAAGCCGATTTTATAGTAAATACCCAAGGTGTCCACAATTTTGATAAATACCCTTTTAAGTTGGCTTTCCCCTTTTTCCGGTCGGTTGATATTATCCGTTGTCAAGGTGTTCTCCAGAGTCCGAATGATAAGTTGCTTTTTCTCATCAGGTAAATGCTTCTCATTCAAAAACGCACGAATCTTTCTCACTATTATATCGCCATCCGTGTTACCTTGCTCTGTCGAGGATTTCAAATCCGACTTTTCAAGCGGAGATACCTTGTTGGGAATACCGAGTGTTGCAATAATAGATGCTGCAACCAGATAGACCCTGTCATTCTCGCCAAGCCCTTTCTCGTGTTGGTAAATCTCATTATTGAGTTTGGTTAAACTCGTAGTAATTTCTTTCTCTCGTTGCTCTTTGATTCTGTCTATTTCCTCTTGGGCCAGGCTAAGAGCATTGACTTTTTCAATGAATTTTTCAAAATTAGCGGGTGCTAAAAATGAGAAATCCGAATATTCCCCAACCTTTTGTCCGATACCAAAGTTGCTTTTGGAAACATAGTATACACCTATTTGATGTTGCAACGCTCCGAATTCATCTTTATATCCCGTCATACCGATAGCGATAATGTCGGTATAGCTGGTATGATGAAGTATGGCATTCGCATAGTGAACCGCACCATTTACGGCATATGAGTTGATATGCTTGAAATTCGGTTCGTTTTTAGCCGTTTTGTTTTCCACTTGACCCTGGGCATCAAGTTTTTCCAATCTGTCTTTATATCCTTTGTATTCGATAAGTATCGGATACCAGTTCAACAGCTTATCCTGTAAAAGCAATTTGGCATCAGGGCGGTTACCTCCTGCACCTCCATTTTTAGAGAAGTAGTCTTCAAGAGCTTTGTCAATCTCTTCATTCAAAGACTCTTGCTCGAGTTTATAATCCAATTTATAGGATTTGAGCCAGCCATTTGCCAAATCTGCAATATTGGGCTCAACAGATTGTATATTCTTTTTTGCCATATTTTTTCTATTTACCATCAATCAAATCCTTAGGGTTAACTTGGAGAATATCTGCGATTTCGAACAGCACCTCCAAACTCGGTTGGCGTCTGTTGCAAACATAAGAATTGACGATGCAAAAACTCTTTCCGAGTTTTTCCGCCAACCATGTCTGCTTGATGCCTTTTTCTTCAAGCACCTCTTTTATTCGGTTCTTTGGTTTATCCATGTTTAATCCGTTTGATATTCGCCTACAAAGGTATAAAATATAATGCAATAAAAAGATAAAAACAGGATGATATTCCAATCGTTCTTAATCTCTTTGATGTCGAACTTAGTTGCCCAAGAGTTTCCTAACCATTCGTATAGGTTTCAAAAGTATGATTCAGCCCAAAAGTTGCATTGCAGCCAAAAGAGAAAATACGATGCAGTTCCGTGTTCTTTTTTGGCTGAGCGATTGTTAGGAAGAAAGTGCAAAAAAAGATGAAAATTCAGTTTAGTTTAGTACATTAGCCTATATATATGCTAAATCAAAGTAAACTAAATTTAGGTAGGCATATTTACCTTTTCATATGCCTATGAGTTGATAGGAAAGCCTACCTTTGCGGAGAATAAAAGTTCTAAAGAGCGTGTAACCTAAAGATAATCTTTGGTTCATTTTCTCTTTTGGCTGCAACAATTCATTGATGCGCTTCAACAATATATTCTCAGAAGAGCGACTGGTTGTCGGGAAAAATGGCTTGAAAAACACTTTTAGTACGACCAAGTGCAAAGGATGAAACTAAGTGAAATGCGAAAAACGGAGAATCGCTTAAATTATTGATTTTGTTCCTATTTTGTTTCCTTTGCAAGTGGAATAAAACGCTATTACATTGATATATAAATGATTAATAATTTATAGAATAACATTTACCAGATTTCCGTCTTGAGACATTCTGCGAATGTTATGTCTATATCTAATTGGAAGGCTATTGCCTGCCATTTAAATCTATATTTCGTTCCAAAGATACTCATATTTCTGATTTCTCCGAAGAAATCCATATCATAAAGAAATGTGGCAGGGCAAAAAAGGAAAAAAGATGAAAGAGTTACCATTTGTATAAGGGATGTCGGATTTCACGACTCCCCCGTTAAATAAAAAGTATAAGAAAAGCTACGCTGACAAAAAATGACTATTAATGACTATTAACGACACTGGAAACTAAACGATTGATTTATAGTAATATTCCCTTTATCTTGCACCCAATTTCATTATTCACAATTTAATTTATAAATCATGGAACTGACAATTATCGAAACAAGTGCTTATCAGGACTTGAAGAAACAACTAAGTATGCTGTCCGTGCAAATGATGGACTTTCAAAAGAAAATAGCCCCCGTAACACCGGACAAGTGACTGGATGCGCAGGATGTGTGCCTGGCTCTCAATATTTCCAAAAGGGCACTGCAGACTTACCGGGATAACGGGCTGATTCCTTATTCTAATATCGGTGGAAAATTCTTTTATAAAGAAGTGGACATCCAGCAAATTCTGGAGGAAGGACTAATCAAAAAAAGAAAATAAAGAGTATGGCAGACATTATCACTAAAGATTCGGAAGAGTTCAAGGAACTTACCGGATGGATCAAACGGACAGGAAAAAATCTGGAGGCTGCTGCGGCACGGATACGTCCGACGATTGCAGACGAACATTATCTGAGTGGAGATGAGGTATGCCGGATGCTTCATGTTTCCAAGCGTACATTACAAACACTACGGGATGAAAAGGCAATACCTTATACCTCAATTACCTCTGTCGGGGGTAAACTGCTCTATCCGGAAAGCGGGCTATACGAGGTACTAAAAAAGAACTATAAAGATTTCAGGCGTTACTTGAAATAAGCAACCTGCCTGAATACGAAAAACACCCTTCAACATTTGCTGAAGGGTGTTTTTTCATACTTATTCTAATTGGCCAAGCGATACACGGAACCAATCTTGTCGCACATCCTATCCGTATCTTCCCCAACCTTCGGATTGATCAGTTCAGCATAGACTTGTGTGGAAAGAATCGATTTGTGTCCTAATACTTTTTGCAAAGTTTCTAACGGCATGCCTTTCAATATAGCCAAAACTGCAAAGGTATGTCTCCCGATATGAGGGGTGATATTTACATTACAATCACACTTTTTCCCTAAAACCTTAAAACTACTTTTCATGGTTTCATAATCACCGACGGGGAAAACGCAATCAGGAGAATCTTTCTTTTTGTTATCACCCTTATACTTTTCTACAAGTTCAATTGCTATAGGTAATAATTTCACGACGTATGCTACGCCTGTTTTTATACGGTTTCCCATGAGCCATGTGCCACCATCAGAATCTGTATGGATATTCTTATAAGTAATTGCTTTCAGATCTGCGAAGGCGAGGCCTGTGAAGCACATGAAAAGTAGCATGTCACGCATAGCCTGCTGACGTTTATACCTCAATTCTACATGTATAAGCCTCTGCAGTTCTTCTTCAGAGAGAAATGAACGTCTTTTATATCCCGGCTTACATCCAAAACCCGTGAAGGGATGAACTTTTATTAAACCTTTCTCTTGAGCGATATGCATTAGCCATTTCATGGTATTAACACGTCCGAATGCTGTAGAACTGGCCGAGCCGCATGTGCCCAACATCCAATTATAATAGTCTTCAATAAAATCTTTGTCAAGTTCATCAAGTGCAATGTCCTCAACATTCTTTTTGTCTTTCAAAAAAAGCAATGCGCTCTTATAATCGGCTACTAAACCAAGATAGGTGCTTTTTGCCTTTTCCTTGCCTACTTTCTCCTTGTATGACTCAAGCTGTTCCCTGAAAAGCTCCATAAGGGTGTGGGAATCTTCTTTAAAACCGACATAGCGGCTATAGACTTTCTTGGCTGTGACAAAACTGTCATGATCGCATATGTATTGGTAATGCTTGGCAATTTGGGCTTTGGCATTATCAAGTTCCTGGTTTAACATTCTAGCTTCTTCGGATTTCCCTTTAGCCCTATTAGCTTTGGCGTCCCATAAAGAAATAGACACCTCCTTCTTACAGCTAAAGCAAGCTGTGGTCTTGTTGATGGTAATACGTCCCATTACAGGTACTTTACCATTCTTAATCGATTGATTTTTAGTGTAAAACAACACTCTGAATGTACTTCTCATAACTCAACTTTTTTAGTTACAAATTTAATTACTGTTGAGGTATTTGAAGTTATGAAGAATAATGCAATATATTGAAAACTAATGCCTTATATCCGATTAGTAGGCAAATTGGAAGAGGTAACAGATAAGTAACATAACTCACTCCCAAATATGCTCTATTTAGCTTTATTCACCACATCCGATTAAAACATTAGTTTTATAACTATTTGAATTTTAATAGGTTTGCACTATATTTGCGCATCTTGAAAAAACACTTTGTTTCTCACCGATGAAACTATAGTTTCCTTTAGCTGGAACTGTAGTTTCAAGCGGAGAAAACTAATTTGCCCCGTAATTAGGTGGTGACAATCCCGTTTCTTTCAGCTAAAGAGATGCTTGATATATCAATAATTTTCTGTATTAAAAACTTGTTTTCCTTGCAGGTCTCGGATATTATGACTAATTTGGCAGTCTCAACGATCGCAAAGACGCTGACAAAACATTTTATTATCAAATTAATGAAAATTACTCAATTTCGTAAGAATGAAGATACGACAGCGCTCAGCGTAATGGATCTTGATATACTAGTGAATAAGATAAAGACAGAAATAAAATCCCGTCCTGTTTCAACATTCAGAGAGCATCTGCGATATACCCTTTCCGATGAACGGTGTATGTTTGCCAATAAACTTCCCCAAATAATTCCTGCCGCCGAATTCCGAAAAGTAAACGGTCAGAAACAGATGAAAAACTACAACGGTATTGTAGAACTGACCATCGGTCCTTTATCCAATAAGTCGGAAATCGCTTTAGTGAAACAAAAAGCCTGCGAACAGCCGCAAACCCGTTGTGTTTTTATGGGTTCAAGTGGCAAAACGGTGAAAATATGGACTACCTTCACCCGGCCGGACAACTCCCTTCCCAAAACACGGGAAGAAGCGGAACTATTCCATGCCCACGCCTATCGACTGGCTGTGAAATGTTATCAGCCCCAGATCCCATTCGATATACTTCCCAAAGAACCGACTTTGGAACAATATTCGCGATTATCCCACGATCCGGATATCATATATCGTCCGGATTCAGTCCAATTTTATCTCTCTCAACCATCATCAATGCCCGAAGAAACCACTTTCCGTGAAGCGGTTCAGGCGGAGAAATCTCCATTAACCCGTGCCGTACCGGGATATGATGCGGAAAATGCCTTCCTGATGCTTTTCGAAGCCGCTTTTCGGAAAGCGTATGCCGATCTCCGGGAAGCGGGACTCGAATTGAGCGAAGACACATGGCATCCTTTAGTCGTCCAACTGGCTAAAAACTGTTTTGCTTCGGGACTTCCGCAAGAAGAAGTCGTGAAACGTACCGTTTTCCACTTCTATATGTATAAACAGGAAGAACTTATCCGGCAAATGATTGGTAATATATATACCGAGTGCAAAGGTTTCGGCAAGAATATCAGCCTAAGCAAAGAGCAGCAACTCGCCTTGCAGACAGAAGAATTCATGAAACGCCGCTATGAATTCCGCCATAATACCCAAATTGGTGAGGTAGAATATCGTGAAAGGCTTTCTTTCCGTTTCCGCTTCAATCCTCTCGACAAACGTGCGTTGAACAGCATTGCTTTGGATGCACAAATGGAAGGCATCCCCTTGTGGGACAGGGATATTAGCCGTTATATTTACTCCAACCGCGTGCCTGTATTCAATCCGTTGGAAGATTTTCTCTACCGACTTCCTGCGTGGGATGGCAAAGACCGTATCCGTGCATTGGCAGCCACCGTCCCTTGTAAGAATCCGTATTGGATGGATTTGTTCCACCGTTGGTTCCTCAATATGGTTTCTCATTGGAAAGGAAGCAATAAAAAGTATGCAAACAGTGTTTCGCCCTTACTCGTCGGACCGCAAGGGACACGTAAATCCACCTTTTGCCGGAGCATAATGCCCCCTTCCGAGCGTTCCTACTATACTGACAGCATTGATTTCTCCCGAAAGAAAGATGCCGAACTTTACCTCAATCGTTTTGCGCTTATCAATATCGATGAATTTGACCAGGTGAGTTCGACACAACAAGGCTTTCTGAAACATATTCTGCAAAAGCCTGTACTGAATGTGAAGAAACCTCATGGCAGTGCCGTGCTTGAAATGCGCCGTTATGCCTCATTCATAGCTACAAGTAACCAGAAAGACTTGTTGACCGACCCTTCCGGCAGCCGTCGTTTTATTTGCATCGAAGTGACCGGAGTGATTGACACCAATCGTCCGATAGACTATGAGCAGCTTTACGCACAAGCTATGTATGAACTGGAACATGGCGAACGTTACTGGTTCGATCAGGAGGAAGAAAAGATCATGGTGGAAAACAACCGTGAATTTGAACAAGTCCCGCCGGAAGAGCAACTTTTCTTCCGTTATTTCCGTGCCGCACAGCCTGAAGAAGGGGAGTGGCTGTCTCCAGCAGAGATTATGGAAGATATTCAAAAAGGCAGTTCAATCCCGATGTCTGTCAAGAGGGTTAATTCCTTCGGAAGAATACTGAAAAAGCAAGAAATACCTTCCAAACATACGCGTAGCGGTACGCTTTATCATGTTGTAAGACTAATAACCAGGTGACGGCAAAAATGCCATCACCCTGCTGTCACCTCTTGCTGTCACGGACTTATCGGTTCATTACTAAACTATTAACCCCTAAACTGTGACAGATGACAGCAACTTACCAAATATATTCTTCTGTGTAGCGTTGGTAAGTTGGTTCTTCTTTTATTCCTTTATTACGGAATAGCTGTTTGATGTAGGCTTGGTCTTTGGGCATAAGCCCCCGTTCTCCGCGATAGAACCGATAATATCCTGTTTTTCCATAGTGTCCGACCATTTGTATTCTGATATTGACCGCATCCTCATAGGGGATTCTGTTAAGCAACTGTTTAAGTCCCCATGCCACATGGACTTTTACAGCAGTTTTAAAACATTCGCACTGATTTCCATCCGCAGGATAACGTGCCGGATTAATGATAGTGATATATAGGTTGTCGGCTGTATCAAGTTGTGTAGCTATGTGGCGCAGGCATTTGGGGGCTTGTGGACATTGAGCGTTGAAGCAACGGGCAAAATTGTAGGGGACAGACAGATTGTCGGGTTCTTCTTTCATCTTGTTGGGTTTATTTTATTTGTGAAATACTGTTGTAAATATAGCAAACAGAATTCTTCACAAAAGTAGGACTTTATTTTGGAAATGGGAAGCGTTGGGATTGTTTTATTTGTATGTAATGGGGATTTCTTATCAACATTTGATAATTAGGGATACTCAATACATATCCCTAATTATTTGCAGCAAGGTTTCTCTTTCTTGTTTAAGGTTCTTTATTTCTATTTTTAGCCAATCAATTTCTTTGTTCTTTGAGGCAATCAATTCATCTACAACTTCCTTAGGAAAATAATTGTTATAAACGAAGTTGAGTATTTTATAAAGGTCATCTATTTCTCTTTTTTTAAGCTCTCAAATTGTTCTTTCTGTTTCTCTAACAGTTTCTTAAAGAGTTCAATCGTTTGTTCTATGGGAAAATTATTGAATGTTTGGTTATTACCAATTGCATTTTTTACACCGCAATTCTCGTAAAAATTATTTGTGTTATATAAAACCGTTTCTTCGTTATACTCTTTCAATCCGTCGGTAGTAACTCCTAATGCAGAGGCTATTTTTTCTAATCGTTCATCATCAATTTTCTCGGTTTGTTCCATTTTTGAAACAGCTTGCTTGGTTATTCCTAATAATTGGCCTAGCTCCGTTTGAGTCATACCGCGAAGTCTGCGTACACGTTCTATCTTTTTCCCAAGGTGAAGGTGATTTGATTTTATATTTTCTATTGTTTCCATTCTTCTATATATTAGATTGCTGAATCTAGCAGTGATTATTTCATATATTTTTTCAGGATCTCAATTTTATCTTGCTCACTTTTCAACAAACGCTCATATAACTCAACTATTTTTTCAAGTGGATTTATTTGTTGAACGATGGCGTATGTAGTAGCACCTTCAGAGATATTTGCATCCTTATAATTATGATGATTAATATTGAAAATCGTCTTTTCAACATCAAAGTCTTTAATGACTTCTTCGGATATCCCCAACACTTCAGCAATTCTTTTTAGAAAGCTTTCTTCTATTTCCTCTTGTTTCTCAATCTTTGAAATGACCTGCTGATTTACACCAAGATCGGCAGCCAGCGCTTCCTGTTTCATGCCTAAATATACACGAATCCTTTGTAAATTGCGTCCGACATGTCTCCGGTTTTCTTTCTCTTTTATTTCAACATCCATATTATTGTTCTTTAAATGAATACGTCTAGGCAAAGATAACAAGAAACAGTTTAATTCAAATGAAAGTATGCTTTATTTTTTAGTGTATGTTTTTGTTTCTGTAGTTTGGGTTATTTTTTTTGATGAAATTTATTGTTAGTTTGGGTAAACAATATATTGGGAATAAGGTAAACATGGTACTGAATTTTATCTCTAGTTTTATTCTTTGAATTGTACGGAAAGTAACTTTTAGTCATCTGATTTTTTGTGAGGAAAATATCTTCTTAAACATTGCAGAAGGATGATTATTTAATTTAGGTATAGTTTGTGAAATATATGTGTTACCCCTGGTAAAACTATGTAATTACATTATTTCTACAAAAACGAGTAAATAATTTCTTCTTGTTAATTATTTTAATTAGATTTGCAGCTTCCGATAATACACAATTATGAGAAGTTAAGTGTTAGGTATATGGATAAGAAGTCATTAACAGAGGAAGATATAAAATTACGTTTTATAACTCCAGCTATTGTTGAAAAGGCAGGATGGCAAAAAGAACTCATAAAGATGGAATATTACTTTACTGATGGGCGAGTAATATTTCAAGGGAATGTTCATGCCCGGAAACAAGGAAAGAAAGCTGACTATTTATTGCATTATTCTGCAAATAATCCTATTGCTATAGTTGAGGCAAAAGATAATAATAAAGCTGTGGGAGCTGGACTGCAACAGGCAATGGACTATGCGAAAATTCTGGATATACCTTTTGCTTACAGTTCTAACGGAGACGGTTTTATTGAGCATGATTTTCTTACTGGTAAGGAAACTAATATTAATATGGATGAGTTTCCAACTCCTGATGAACTGTTAAAACGTTTACGTGATTCTAAAAAATATACTTCGGAAGAAATAAAGGCTATTGAAGAACCTTATTATTGGGATGCTCATACTAACATTCCTCGTTATTATCAGCGAATAGCTATAAATAGAACAATTGAAGCTGTTGCCCGTGGACAAAATCGAATTTTATTGGTAATGGCAACAGGTACAGGAAAGACTTTTACAGCTTTCCAGATTATTCATCGGTTGACAAAATCTGGATTAAAAAGGCGAGTCTTATATCTTGCAGATAGAAATGTCTTGATAGATCAGACTATGGCTCAAGATTTTAAGCCTTTTAAAAAAGTTATGACGAAGATTCAAAAGAAGAATATGGACTCTTCTTTTGAAATATATATGGCTCTATATCAACAATTAGTTTCTTATGACGAGAATATTCCCGATCCTTTTAAAGAGTTCAAATCAACTTTCTTTGATTTGATTCTTGTAGATGAGTGTCATCGTGGAAGTGCTAAAGATGAATCGGAGTGGCGAAAAGTGTTAGAGTATTTTTCTTCCGCAACTCAGATTGGTATGACTGCAACCCCTAAAGTAAAAGAAGGAGCTAATAATCTTGACTATTTCAATGAGCCTTTGTATACATACTCATTAAAGCAAGGTATTGAAGATGGTTTTTTAGCTCCGTATAGAGTAACTAACTCTTTTTTGAATATCGATTTAGAAGGATGGACGCCCGAGGAAGATGAGTTGGATATAAAAGGTAATCTCATTAAAGCTGGTTTTTATAACCGGAAAACATTTGGACGTGAGTTAGTTATTATGCAACGCCGAGATATTGTTGCTCGACGCATAACTAAAATGCTCCATAGAATAGGACGCATGACAAAATCTATAATCTTTTGTGCAGATATAGAAGAAGCGGAGGCGATGCGGCAACTTTTGGTTAATTATAACTCTGATTTGTGCAAGAAGGATTCTCGCTATATTATGCGTATCACTGGAGATGAGAATATTGGGAAGAAACAACTTGATAATTTTATAGATCCAGATCAACCATATCCTACGCTCGTTACGACTTCCGAAATGCTTTCTACTGGTGTCGATTGTAAAACCTGCGGACTTATTGTTATTGATAAAGAAATAGGTTCTATGACAGAATTTAAGCAGATTGTAGGGCGTGGTACTCGGTTGCGTACTGATAAGGGGAAGTGGCATTTTGAAATTCTTGATTTCAGGAATGTGACCCAATTGTTTAAAGATCCAGATTTTGATGGTGATCCAGAGTTGGAAGGTGGAGGGAGTAAAACATATCCTCCATATCGTCCGCGTCGGACTGTATCACATGACCAACCTCCAAGGGAATATGGTCGCAAGAAATATTACATTAATGGAAAAGATATTCAGATAAACACAGAAATTGTTTCATACCTTGGTGCTGATGGACATACTCTTGTCACAGAAAGTTTAACAGATTTTACACGTAAGAATATTCGAGGTAAGTATGCTACGTTGGATGAGTTTATAAAGAACTGGACTGCTGCTGATAAGAAGAAAGTTATTGTTGATGAACTTAAAGAATACAATGTTTTACTTGATGCAGTTCGTGAAAAGCGTCCTGATTTACTTAATGCAGACATTTTTGATATAATATGTCATGTGGCTTTTGATAAGCAACCGCTTACGCGGAAGGAACGTGCTAATAATGTAAAGAAGAGAGATTATTTATCTAGATATGAAGGTGTGGCTAAACAAGTTTTAGAAGCATTGTTAGATAAATATGCTGATAAAGGCATTTTGGAATTTGAGAATGAGGATATACTTGATACCCCTCCTTTTAATACAATCGGTAAGCCTCAAAAGATAGTTAAGTTGTTTGGTGGATGGGAGAAATTTGAAAAAGCACTTAAAGATTTAGAAAACGAATTATATGTAGCATAATTTATGGCAGTTAATAATATAATAAAACGATTACAGAATATAATGCGTCAAGACGCAGGTATTAGTGGTGATGCACAGCGTATTGAACAAATGGTTTGGCTATTCTTCCTAAAAGTTTATGATGCACAGGAAGAAACGTGGGAGTATAAAAGTCGCCGTGAAAAAAAGGTATTTAAATCAATTATTCCGGAAGAGCTAAGGTGGAGAAACTGGGCAGTTGATAATGCAGATGGGGAAGCACTTACTGGGGACGCTTTGTTGGAATTTGTAAATGCAAGGCTTTTTCCTACCCTTAAGGCCTTACCAGTAAATGAAGATACTCCAAGAGGTAAAACTATAGTGAAAGAAATCTTTTCAGACCTTAACCAGTACATGAAGAATGGAATTTTGCTTCGTCAAGTGGTTAATGTCATAGATGAGATTGATTTTTCAGATGTTGAAGACCGGCATACATTCGGTGATATATATGAAGGCATTTTGAAGGATTTACAATCTGCGGGGAATGCCGGAGAGTTTTATACTCCTCGTGCACTGACCGATTTTATGGTGGAAATACTAAATCCTCAACTAGGAGAGTTTTTTGGAGATTTTACGTCAGGAACGGGAGGCTTTCTTACATCTGCATTAAATCATTTGTATAAGCAAGTTAAAACGACAAATGATGTTAAGTTATTCCAGACAGCCGTAATAGGGCAAGAATGGAAACCTTTGCCATATCTTTTATCAATCACTAATCTTTTAGTGCATGATATTGAAGCTCCTAATATTATTCATTGTGATTCTTTGGGTACAAGGGTTGGGGATTTTAAAGAATGCGACAAGGTTAATGTTATTGCAATGAATCCACCTTATGGTGGTAGTACTGAAGCGAGCGTTAAAAATAACTTTCCTTCAGATATGCGTAGTAGTGAAACTGCGGATTTATTTATGGTATTGATAATGTACCGTTTGAAAGCCAATGGTCGTGCGGCAGTAATTGTACCTGATGGATTTTTGTTTGGTGTAGACGGTGCGAAGCTTGCAATTAAAACGAAGCTATTAAAAGATTTTAATTTACATACTATTATTCGTTTGCCTGGAAGTATTTTTTCTCCTTATACAAGTATTGCTACAAATATTCTTTTTTTCAATAATGAAAGGGTTGAAGATGCTCCTGATGGGTATTCAACAAAAGAAACTTGGTTTTATCGTCTTGATATGCCTGATGGATATAAGCACTTCTCTAAGACAAAACCAATGAAGTTAGAGCATTGTCAACCAATAAAAGAGTGGTGGAACGATAGGAAAGAGATTGTAAGCCAAGATGGAAATGAGAAATCTCGTTGTTTTTCTGTTCAAGATTTGATTTCGCTTGATTGTAATTTTGATCAATGTAAATTTCCTAAAGATGAGGAAGAAATCTTGCCACCTGCAGAATTGCTTACTAATTATTTTAGATTTTTCTCGGTTTGACTTAACCGATTGAGAAATAAACTTTTAGCGAATTATTTGAGAAATAGAGGTAACGATTTAGCAACTGTGCGAATTTCAGCGTTTTACATTGCTATGCTGTCAAATAACTCTTTCATTTGCAAATATAACATCTTTTTCCGAAAGTACGAACTTTCGGTGACAATTTTATAAAATCGACTTGCGAAAAAAGAAAATTATCGTGAATGGTCTAACTCTATATACCAGCCTTCCTTGACGGGCTTGTATAGCGTAGTGTCATTGTATGTCCTGCGGTAAATTTTGTTCAGGTCGCCGTGTTCGGTGATACGGATGTCACGGCGGCTTCTCAATTCGAGATCGTAAACGAAACTCTTGGATGTTCCCGCATCCACGATGCCGTGGGAGTAGTACAGCATAAATAAGCTCACATATACCGAATCTGCCGTTTCCTGCTCCCTGCGGTCAACAAGGACAAGACCGCATCCAATCTCTGACAACAAGGAGTCGAGTTGTATTCGGTCAGATCTTGATAACCCGTGTACCGGCGTGTCCTGCACTTGGTTCGGTTGGTAGGATATTTGTCCTGCCGAATCAAGGATGAGAATATCGCAGGGAGAGAGCGGTGGATAGTGAAAGCTTCCCTCCGAACTCTCCGCCATGATTTTGCGTATCTTGTCGAATGCCGCCTCGTGCGTGGCGAAGTGGCGTATCATTTCCTCGTCCGTCGGCGGCATGGGTGGCTCGCAGCTTACGACCGATGCAAGCGTTAAAAGTAGTATTATGATAACTATCTTCATCTCTGTTTAAGCCCCACCTTCACCATGCCATGTGCAGGTTTGGGTATTGTTATCATAGTTATGTTCTATCCATTGCCCCGATTTCTCGCCGTCAGTGTATTGTCCCTCGATAGTTATATAGGGTTTGCCGTCCCGTGTCGATTCCACACGATAAGAGCCGTCAAGTTTTCCGTTACGGTAGTGGCGTATTATCCTGCTGCGAAGCGTGCTCGCATCCTCGAAGATTTCCCACTCCTCGCCATCTTTTTTCCCGTCGATATAATGAGATTCAAAAATCTGCTCTCCTGTCTTGCTGTCAAAGCGGCGCTCCCGCCCGCTCTCCACACTCTGCTTATATTCCTTTTCGGCTTCTATTTTGCCGTTACGAAAATAGGTCTTTACAGTTCCGTCTATCTTGCCTTGCTGCATGGGTGTTTCCTTTCGGGGAGTAACGCCGTCTTGGTAATACTCCGTGAATGTGCTGTTACGCTTGCCTTTGGCATATATACCCGATTCACGCAGCACCCCATCACGATAGCGGCGATAATCACCGTTTATCATGCCATCGGAAAATTTAACACACTCCTCGTCAAGTCCTCGTATAATGCGATATTTTCCCCGTAACGGCTGTTTTCTGCCTTTTTTATAATAGACCGTGCGCCGTGAGTTATCTGTTATAGTCTGCAAATCGCTCCATTCTACGATTTGTTGTGCGGAAACCGTGCCACACAATAGTAAAAAGATGTATAGTGCCAATATTCTATTCATTGTATTTTTTGTTTTTCAAGGTTGCGGCTAACACGTGGCTCAATCACCACGAAAAGCGATTGAGCCACACGCCATTATCCGCATAAATCGAACTTGTTAGCCTCTTCACTTCTTCAACAAAGCGAAAAATTCCTCGTATCGCTCGAAAGATTCAAAGAATCCTGCATGCAATGTTATTTGTGTATCATCCGTCAAGAAGATTTCCAATTCTCCTTCTTCATCGTCATATTTAAGATGTTTTATATCCGATATTTTAAATATTTTGTCGGTTTTCTCCCCTTTCTTTATTATAGGATAGGTTACACTATCTGCATCGACAACGATTTTTCCTCCGTTCGCCGCCAAAGCACGGGCAAGACGAACCTTGTTCAATGTTATTACCAAGAGAACGAGTCCTCCGATTATAAAAACAATGGCAGTACTCGTAGGGCCAAGTATTCGGGTACTGCCTATTCTTATACCGAATGGATAAACGAGCGGCACGACAACCATACCGACTGATACAGCCAACATTGTAATGTTATCCTTGATAGGAGAGGCTGGAGCATAATTAAACGTTTTCATAATTCAAAAAAAATGTAGAGTTAATAAATGTTTTTTAATAAAGTATCACCATTTTATATAAGTCCAAGGGCTTTTGGTATCTGTCAGTAAATCTTCTGCCAATCCAATCATGTTGGTAGTTCCCATCGACAAAGTACGACCAAGAACATAACTATAAGCATAGTCTTTCCAATTGGTATAAACTTCTTTGGTCATCTCGTAAGCGGCATTGATACACTGCATACATTCTTCTTTTACAATGTACTCTTGCTCAAGGCAAAGTCTGCTGATAAAGTTTAATCTTCCTGCATCCCACGCAAGTACTCCGAGTTTGCCCATTTCTTCTTTGGATACGACAATTCCAGCTTGTTCAATGTCCGGATATTTTTCCTCCATCGTTTCCAACTTTTCCAAACAGTCATTTCGGAAATCGGTGTGTTCTTTCAATTCTTCATTTTCATTAAGCCACTTCCTGCTTATATTACCCCCTCCTTGAAGAAAAGCCGTATAAGCATAGTGAAACATTGTTTGCGAGGGAGCTTGCGACAACCAATTCAAAGTTTCGATGGCACTATCCCTATCCGTTATACCAAAGTATTCACCTAAAATAACTTTACGAACAGAGGGAGTTACGCCAGTTTCGAATGTGTTCAATACACCTTGTTGTTGATATACATACAGATTGCCAAGACTTATCTTGCGTAAATCCGCTTCTGGCAAATGTGAATTTTCATCCACATTCAAACCATCCTGAAAGAAACTCTGCAATTTTGCAAGTCTTCCCCAAAGAGATGTCATGTCCATAGTACTATGTTTGTCTTTCCAGCTCCTTAAGACCTTTTATTATTAAACCACGAAGCGTGGAACTGCAATGCCACGTCTTTGTTGAAGGTCGTAGGAAAAACCTAATGAGCAGATGTAGTAATAGCAGCCCACGCTATAGCGTGAGAACCACTATGCCATCCTTGCTCATTTTGAAAATTTCCTACGTTTTCAACAACAAGATAAGCATAACGCTTCTTTCTTTTCTAATATGTCTTGGACGGAGTTTCCCTAATCCAACCACAAAGGTAGTGAAAAGTTGTGATAATCACTTATGTTGCAATAGATTTATTTGCTCGCTGTATAAAATTGGAGCTTTACAGTTTCATACCCCTGCTTTTCCTTTGCTGCTGTATAGGTTGCCGTATGTTCTGCCTTAGCTTGTCGAACTGTTCCTTGAACCACTCGGCAATGGGCTTTCGGTCGATGGCAAGAACCAACCTCGTCCCGTCCGTGGGGTCTTTTAGCACTTGAAACCCTGCCTTTTCAGTCGTGAATTTCCGTCCGTGTTCCTCCGAGTAGAGTTCCCCTGCATACTCCAACGGCTTTCCCTTGACGAGCGTTGCGGTCTGCCTTTCATCGAACCCAATAAGGCGGCAGAGGTTTTCGATACGGAGCATTTCACGGAAATAGGGAAACCATGCCGCCGCCCTTGCGATTACCGTTTTCAGAAACGATATTTCCTGCTTGTGCCTTGTGTCCTTGTCCGCTATCTCCCTGCCGTGCTTTTGCTGCATTTCCCGTATCTCCCGGCTGTGGTCTGCCTGCATGGTCTGTATTCTGTCTTGCAGGGCTTCGATGGTTTCCTCGTGGTCGGCTACCTCCCTGTGCAGGGCAGTGTTCTCCCTTTCCAGCATCTTGACCTTGTTGCTCCCGAAAAGAGAACCGACACTCTCGGCAATGTTGGCGGCTGCAGCGGTTGCCACCCCTTTCAGCTTCTCGGTCTGTATCTCTTTTTTCGCCCGTCTTAGTTCCTCCCGTGCCGTTTCTTTCTGCTGTTGCAAATCCACCACTTCCGCTTTGAGGTTATCGGCAAGTTTCTGTATATCCCGATAATACTGCCGCGTGGACTTGTGGCGAGCTTTCGAGCCGTCTATGCCCCTTTGCAGCCCGTATTTCGCCATCGCTTCGGCATAGGTATCTTGGTAGGACTTCAATTTCAGCCGTGTCATAATATCGTCTGCGCATAGCCTCACGGTGTCGGTCGGCTTCTTGCGGTATCGCTTCTTCGTCTGCTCCTCCCGTTTCCTGCGCTTTCGCTCTCCCTTGACGATGGGGACGAGCGTAACGTGTATGTGCGGTGTTTCCTCGTCCCTGTGCAGGTGAGCCGCCACGATGTTCTCCTCTCCGAACGTATCGGCGAAGTATTTCAGGTTGTCGGCGCACCACTCGTCCAAACGTCCCTCTTCCTCTATCCGCTTCATGTCCTCGTGCGTTCCCGATACGTTGATGCGGATAGCCCGTACTTGGTTGCTTCCGATTTTGCGTGTCAGCCCCGCTTCTTCTAATCTTCTCTGAATAGCCGCCGAACGGTCTTTCACCCCGTCGGGATATTCGATGAGCCTGCGGTTTAGGTGCGTGCGTGTGGGGTCTGCGTTCTTCGGTATGATGAAACGCTCGATATGTGCGGTCGTTCCGCTGTCGCTGCCGTGCGCCTTTTCCATGTGCAATACTACGAATCCCATATATTCTTCCTTTCTTTTTTAGCTTGTGAAACAATGATTTTTTGTATCTTCGGGGGCGGCAAATGCCGTCCCCGATGGGGTGTGCAGAGGGGCTTGCCCCTTGCCTTATTGGGGAATTTTCAGCGATACGTAGTATTGCGGCTCGGAAAATTCCCTAATAAGCTACGGTATTTTCTTCGTAAATACCCTGCGGCGTGCCGTCCGTCTGCCCGTCTGCCTTTCGGCGGTGGCTGTCCCTGCCGCCTGCTTCCCCGTATAACCCCACCTTATTATTTTTCCCTTTTGGTCGGTGGTGGGCGGCGGGGCGGTCGTTTCCGTTTTCAAAGGCTCTTTTGTACGGGGCGGTCGGGTACAAGGTTTTCCCGATAAATACGCTCGCAGCGAAGCGAGAGGAAGATTTATCGGGAAACGGCGCAGCCGCCTGACCTTTTAGCCGACATAAAGCCCCGTGCTTGTTTTGCCTTTGTAAACGGAAATGATTGCTCCGCTTTCTTCTGAAAAGAGAAATAGACCCTGCAATATATATCACCATAGTGATAGGTTTGCATGTTTGCATATTGGTATGCTGGTACGTTTGCATGTTGGTATGTTGATATGTTGGTATATCATCACGCTTTCCAACGGCTGTTGGGCTTGCCGTCCGAAACAACCGACACGAACACCGTCGTTTTTTCTTTTCGCACGTGCATAATCCTTTCCAGCAATGCCTTGCGGACTTTCGCCGCCCCGAACGATTCAACACGGAAAGCGAGGGCGGCTATCGTTTCGAGATCGTAAACCTCGATGTAATTTCTCTCCGACAGGCGGATAAGGCGTTTGATGCCGTGCTCTTTCAAAACTCCGCTTTTGCAGAGCGCCTTTATCCCTGCCCGAACCGTCGGGGCGATAACCCCGAACAGTTCGCAGATTTCCCACTCGGTCATGGCGGTTGCACCTATATCGCCCGGCAGGGAGATATTGCCCTGCCCGTCCATCGTGATAATATTCCTTTCTTCTTTCATCGGTATGCTGTTTTTAATTAGATGGCTCGGCAGATATTCTTCTCCATATCCTCCAACTTGTGCGACAGGGTTTCCATGTCTTGGCTTATCTTCTGGGCGGTGATTTTGGCGTAAATCTGGGTGGTTTTTATGTTCGTGTGCCCCAAAAGGCGGCTCACCGTTTCGATGGGTACGCCGTGCGACAAAAGTACGGTCGTGGCGTTCGTGTGTCTTGCAACATGGTAGGTCAAACGCACCTTGAAGCCGCATTGCCTGCCTATCTCTTTGAGTATCTTGTTACAACTGCCGTTGCTCGGAACGGGGAAAACATGACCGTCCCTTGCCAGTCCCTTGTACTTTTCGATGATACGTTTGGGAACGTCTAAAAGGCGGATGTTCGATTCGGTGTTGGTCTTCTTTCTTCGGGTGATTATCCAAAGGTTGCCGTCGAAGAATGTTTGCAGGCGGTCGGTGGTGAGGTTCTTTACGTCCGAATACGCCAGACCCGTGAACACGGAAAAGACGAACAAGTCCCGTACAAGCTCGTGGGTGGCGTTCTTCATCGGTGCGTCCATGAGCGTCTGTATCTCCGTTCGGGTGAGGTAGCCCCT